ACGGTCGCAAGGCTGGTCCTGCACGCCATCAAGGCGACAGGCGCCTCCGCGGTCAAGGTCGATTCGATCGGGATCGGCGCCGGGCTGGTGGGCGAGCTTCGGAACCTCAAGGAGACGGGCCGACACAGCGCCCGCGTGTTCGGGGTCAACGTCTCCGAGAAGGCGACCCGCCCCGACCTGTACTACAACCTGCGGTCCCAGCTCTGGTGGGAGTGCGGCCGGCTGGCCGCCGAGTCCAGGGCCTTCGACCTATCCCAGATGGAGAACGCCGATAAGACGATCGCCCAGCTTCTCGAACCCCGCTACGAGCACGACCTCAAGGGCAGGGTCCGGGTGGAGCCCAAGGATGACATCAGGAAGCGGACCGGCCGCTCCCCCGACAACGCCGACGCGCTCCTGCTCGCCTACTTCACGCCGAGGCACGCGGCGACGGACTGGTTCGAGCAGATGATGGGCCGCGCGGCTTAGCCTAGATCTACCCTCTTGCAATTCCTTTTCCGACGGAGGAATGAATGTCTGTCACTTCCGGCAAGGTCAATGTTGACTCTGCAACCCCTGTCCTGGTTTACCAGACCCCCGCCGGGGCCGTGACTTGCCTGGTTATCCGAGCGGGGTCAAACGTCACCCTGGGGGACTCCGGCATTACTGCCGGAATCGGCCTTTGGTGCGCCAACGCGGATTCAGCCGAGGACAACCTGGAGCCGGTGACCCTGTCCCACTTCACCGGGTCATTGTACGGGATCGCGAATAGCGCCGCGGGAAGCGACGTGTACTTTGTCGCAGCGGACATCCGCTGATGGCGACCCTAGCCGTTACGGCTGTAGCGCAGGCGGTAACCATCCCGGCCGGGACGCCTGTCACCGTCTCAGCGGCCTGCACCCTTGGGCTCACGCCCGCGGGTGCGGCTACCGGGCCGACCGTTACGGGCAACTTCACCTGGCCAGGCCTGGTGGCTCCGGGGCCAGGTGTTGCCGGTTCAACCGTGACGCTCTACGTCCAGACGGCCACCACCGCGAACCTGAACTACCTGAGCTGAGCTTAGTTGGCTTTCGGCGGCGTCGAGGTCGAGAAGGCCCGCGGAGTTCCCGCGGGGGTCGCCACCAGGGACGTCTCCGACATCGTCAACGCGATGTCCAAGGTGCTCCAGCGGAACCGCCAGGGCGGCGCCTACGACTCGGCAGCCTTCCCCCGGCCGGACGCCTGGAACGACACCATCTTCGGGCCGGGCCAGCCGTTCGCCCCCAGCGCGCTCGACCAGCCCCGCACCGACACCGGGCAGGCTGACCCGCGGCTGTGGGAGTACCCGGTCTCGTGGAACGTCCAGATCGGGCGGGACCGCCACGTCTCCTGGGACACCCTGCTCCGCGCGTCCGAGTCGCCGCTGTTCCGGGCGTGCATCGAGCTGCGCAAGACCGAGATAAGCACGCTTGACTGGGCCTTCCGCGTCAGCCCCGTGGCTGCCGCGAGGATCGCCCACAAGTCCGGCCAGTTCGAGGAGACTGTCTCCCGCGAGCTGCGCGACAAGTACCAGGACGAGATCGACCGGGCCACCGACTTCTGGCAGGTTCCCGACCGCAAGAACGGCCGGGACTTCGCCGAGTGGATCGGCCTGGCCATGGACGAGCAGCTCACCCATGACGCCCTGGCCATCTACCCGCACATGACCTACGGCGGGGACCTTCACGGCCTGTGGGTGATCGACGGCACGACGGTCATGCCGCTGTTCGACGAGACCGGCGGCCGGCCGGCCCAGCCTTACCCGGCGTACCAGCAGATCATGTACGGATTCCCTCGCGGGGAGTTCACGGCGCACGCCATCCAGCAGGACGGGCAGAAGGTCGTGCCCGGCGGGATGCTGGCCAGCCAGCTTATCTACCGCCGCCGCGTCCCGCGGACCAAGAGCCCGTACGGGTACAGCCCGACCGAGCAGGCCCTTCTGGACGGCCTGCTGTACAACCGGCGCTTCGGCTGGATGCTCGCCGAGTACACCGAGGGCAGCATGCCGGCCCAGTTCATGGAGAGCGACGGCAGTCTCGACTGGACGCCGATGCAGATCCGCGAGTACGAGCGCTGGTTCAACGACCGCTTCGCCGGCAACACCGAGGAGCGGATGCGGTTCCCGTTCCTCCCGCCAGGGCTGAAGGCCGCGGCGATGGCCCATCCTGGCGAGCGCTACCGGCCTGACTATGACCTGCACCTGGTCAAGCTGGTCGCGATGCACTTCCAGTGCACCATCACCGAGCTTGGCTTCACCGAGCAGGGCGGCCTGGGGTCGACTGGCTACCACGAGGGCCAGGAGGACATCAACTTCCGCAAGGGCCGGCTTCCGGACCTGCGCTGGTTCGGCAACCTGATCACCGCGATCAGCCGGACCTACCTCAAGCTTCCCCCTGAGCTGGAGTTCGCCTTCCTCGGCCTGGACCAGGAGGACGAGGCGGCGGCTGACCAGATCGACCAGAACCGGGTTGCTTCCGGCCGGATGACGCTGAACCAGGCTAACGCGAAGCTGGGCCTGCCTCCTTACGGCTTCAAGGAAGCCGACATGCCGATGCTCCAGACCGCCCGCGGCGTGGTGTTTTTTGACGGTGCCAGCGAGATGGCTCCCGGCGGCGTCCTGATCGAGCCGGCCAGCGAGAGCAACGAGATCGAGGGCGCCATGTCAGGCGCCCGGGTGAAGAAGCCCGGGACGGCGCAGAGCCCGACCGAGCGCCGGCCGATCGCCTCGGCTGGCGGCAAGGCGTCCAAGGACGCTACCTATGGCGACAAGTGGGCCGAGGTCGATAAGTGCCGTAAGTGGCTGGCCAAGGGCGGCCACACGCGGAAGTTCCAGTTCGATCTGATTGACCTGGACGACGCCGGGCACTTCTGCGCCGACCTGATCATTGAGGATCAGGTCGAGTTCGCCAAGGCCGGTGGTTCGGGCCCAAAAGCCAGTGGTCCGGATGGCAGCTCGACCTTGAGCTGGTCTCCGTATACGCACCCCAGCTAGCCGCTGCCCTGGGGGGCAGCGCGGACGCCGCCAAGGTGGCCGCGGACTTCATGGCCAAGTTCCCGGCCGGCATCGACGCCGTGAACGCTGAGGTATGGCTTACCTCGCACGGCACGAGCCAGGACGTCGCGGCGGCCCTGCTGCCGGTACTCGGGGAAATGTGGCAGTCGGCCCTGGAGGCAGGCGTGCAGGCCGGCTCGGAGTCGGCAGGCGTCCAGGCCCAGGTCAGCGCGCAGGAATACCAGGATCTTCTGGCCCAGCTCCAGCGCCAGTGGCTCCCCCAGATCGTGTCGACCACCGTGACCATGGTGGCGGGTGCTCTGGCCGGCGCAGCGAGCCTCACGGCCAAGACCCTGGCCGCCGCCGTAGCGGCGGCACTGGCAGACCTCAGCCGGGCCAGGCAGATCGCCATCACCGAGATCACGCGGGCGATGGCGCTGATGGCCCAGCGGATCTACCACTCCGCCGGGCACCTGCACGTCCGCTGGCAGACCGACCCGCTGGCCACCACGCCGATCTGCCAGCTCTGCCTGGATAACGAGGCTGCCGGGCCGTGGCCGCTGGGCGTCCCGTTCCCCTCCGGAGCGCCCTACCCACCGCAGCACCCCGGCTGCCGGTGCGCCATCGTCCCCGCCTAAAGGAGTCAGATTTGGGTGAGCTTCACCTGCCGGACGGCACGGTCTATATGACTGACTCGACCACGGCAGAACAGCAGACCTGGGACGGCGAGACGGTCGCTGGCGTGCTCATCAAGTCTGTCGCCGAGCGCCGGTACACGCTGACCATGGGCTACCCGGCCGACACGCTGGACGCCGCGGTGGCCCGCGACGGCCACCTGGACTTCGCCAGCGTCGCCGAGGTCGAGAAGGCCGCGTGGGGCTTCATGGCGAACGGCCCGGAGGTCGGACTGTTCCACGAGGACGGCACCGAAGGCGCCGGCCAGATCGTCGAGTCCTACATCTACCGCGGGCCTGACTGGACGATCGAGGCACCAGATGGCACGAGTCAGGTGATCAAGTCGGGCGACTGGCTGATCGGGACCGTCTGGTCCGAGGACGCCTGGGCCGGCATCAAGGCCGGCGAGATCGGCGGAACCTCCATGCAGGGCAAGGCTTCCCGCCGCGCCCCCAGCCCTGCCGACGTAGCGAAGGTGCTGAGGACCAAGCGTGCCTGACATCATCCCGACCGAGCTGCTGGACATCAGCGTCGTCCGTCAGGACGGCGTCAAGCAGCCAGCGTCCGGCTTCCCGATCCTGCTCATGAAGTCTGCCGCCGAGAAGGCGGTCAACGCGGTGGGCGGGATCGACGAGAAGCCTGACATCGCCGGCGCGACCGGCGTGCTCCAGGCGATCGCCCGGCTCATCCAGTCTGAGGCCGCCGAGATGGCCGTGGGCGCGACCGGCGAGCTGCACGACATCCAGACCCTCTGCGAGGCAGCCTCCCTCATCTCCTACTTCCGCAGTAACGAGATGTGGGGCGACGAGGACGACGGCGAGACGCTGAAGGGCGCCGGCCTCGTGTTCAAGGCGCACCGCAAGTTCTCCTCGGACGAGCGCACCAGCCTCGCATCCGAGGGCAACGCGCTGCCGGACGGCAGCTACCCGATACCCGACGAAGATGCGCTGCACCGCGCGGTAACCCTGGCCCGGAGCGGCCACGGCGACGTGGCCGCGGCTAGGCGCCTGATCGCAAAGCGAGCTAAGGAGCTTAAGGTGCCAAACCCGCTGGCCGGCGACACCAAGAAGGACGCCCATGAAGGCACTGATCTGCCAGGTGTGCGGACTGCCGATGGCGATGTGCCCGGGGCACCCGAAGCCCGCGCCGCCGCCGAAGGCGTGACCAAGACTTCCGGGGAACCAGCCCCGGTGCAAGGCGCCGCCGCCCCTGAGGGCGACGCCGCAACCCAGATCGAGAAGGCCGTAGCAGAGGCGACCAAGGCTTCCGAAGAGCGCATGAAGGCGCTGGAGGCCGAAGTGGCGAAGATGCGGAGCACCCCCCTACCTGGCGGGCCGATGCTCGCTCCCACCGCTGCACAGCGGGACGAGCGGGAGAAGGCCGGGAACCTGGCGAAGGCGGCGCACTTCCGCAGCCTGGCCGACAAGGTTCAGGACCGTCAGCTCGCCAGGTACTACCGCGAGCAGGCCGCGGCGGCTGAGACCGCCGTCCAGGCCTGACGCCATCATGGTCAGGAGATAACCACATGGCACGAAGTCCTCTGCTTGAGGAGATGTTCTCCGACGCCTCGGACTACCGGGAGCGCGGAGAGCGCCTGGAGGCGCTGAAGTCAGCCCTCCTCGCATCGGTCGAGCGTCACGACGCCGGCCGCGACGGCTTCATTCACCACACCGCCTACGGGGATAGCTACAACGGCGGCGAGATCGGCATCGTCAAGAACGCGGGTCCCGACCCGCGTACCGAGAAGATCGCGATGCTGGCCGAGCGCTTCGGTCAGGTCAGCAAGTCGCTGAGCGCCGACGAGCAGGGCGCCGTCTCGGCCGCTCTCGACGAGCTGCGCCTGATGCAGGACGACCTGTCCAAGGACATCACGGTCGCCAGCCCCGGCAACCTGCACCCGTACGACCTCGAAACCCCGGCCAAGCAGCTTGTGCCGCGGTTCACGCCGCTGCGCAACGAGCTGTCGCGGACCAAGGGCCAGGGTGTCGCGCGTGAGTACAGGCGCATCCTGGGCTACACCAACACCGGCATGGGCGGCGTCGCCAACCTGACCCCGTTCTTCAACTCCGAGACCGACACCAACACCTTCGGGTCGCTGGCCCTGCGGCGCGGCGCCAAGATTTCCTACGCCATGGACGTGAAAACCCTTGGTTATGTGGAGATGTCGCTTTCGGACCTTGTTACGTGGAAAAGCCAGTTTTCCAACCTCGGGTTCGAGAACACGCGCGCGCTGTCCCAGATGGCGCTGCTCTGGGCCCACATGCTGGGCGAGGAGCGGGCCATGCTGTACGGCCGGGGCTCCGGTTCCGGCTATGAGGGCGTCGTCGCGGCCCCCACCTATGCCGCGATCAACGCGACCGGCACAGGCGCGACCATCCCGACCGGCATCTACAAGGCCAAGGTGACCTCGTACACCGGCCAGGGCGAGTCCCTGCCCGGCACTGAGGTAACCTCAGCCGCGGTCACCGCGGGTCAGCACCTTCAGATCCCGCTGACCGTCCAGCCGACCGGGGCGGTCGCCTACGGGGTCTACCTGACCGCGTCGGGTGGCGCCACCAACACCGAGACGTTCCAGGGGTTCTTCGTCCCCACCGTCAGCCCCAACACGATCGACCTCACGTCGTACGTGGCTGGCGGCGCGGTCGTGCCATCCGCTGACGGCTCGGCGATCGCCAGCGCCTACGACGGCTTCCTGTCGGTCCTGTCCGACCCGGCACAGGCGGGCTACTTCGCCCGGTTCGACAGCGCCTACGCGGGCAAGTCGGTCTACACCACGGGCGGCGCCAACAACATCGGCGACCAGCCCTGGCAGGATGCATTCGCGGCGATGTTCGCCGCGAACTACGCCGACCCCGACGAAGTCTGGGTCAACGTCCAGCAGAGGC